ATCAGCTTTAGAAGGGTCTAAAACACGGTCTTTAGGGTCGACGTACATCTTGTCAACGCCTTCTTTATCCGTGGTTTCACGTGAAACGTCTTCTTCTTTCTTTTTGGCTTCCTCAGCTTCTTTATCTAGCTGATCCGCCAAGTAACCCGGCACTTCAATCATGCATACGCTCCTGTTGTTCTAGCAGGCCCGAGAGTTCCTGTTGAATGTAGTTTAAAGCGTCTAACTCCCCCATTAGTTGCTTGTATGCCTCTAAAGAGGTGACGCCGTTGTTTTCTAAAATGTCTAAAACCAAAGATTTACGTTCTTTGATCTTCTTCTGAACAAACTGCACTACGACTAAATCATCCATAACGTCTCCGTCCCATAAAGTCGTAGCGAATCTTATAACCGGTCCTCGTATTCTGCAACAGAAGGGATCGAACTTTCGTCACATAAAGCACGATTCCTTAAATGCGCCTCCTGAATAAGAGCTTTACTCTGACCAAAGTATTCAACGGCTAAGTGGTTTTTAACTAACTCCTCACAAAGCCATTTGTCATAACGCTTAAAATCTCCCATATAGCGACCATACTTGCCGCCCTTGTCTTTATAGGTTCTGAGCGTTACTACAGTGCCCACAGGCATGAAATCTTCTACAAACCTCTTCGCCAAGAGCCCGTATTTCTTTTCTTCCTTATCTCGGGTCCTAGATTCGGGTGCGTCAATTCCGTAAAGGCGAATACGCCCACGCTTACCACCCACAAAAGTATCAAAGCCAAGGTCCACCAAAACATCTACGGTGTCTCCATCTACGATTTTGACCACGGTAGCGGCGTACTCAAACATAACTGCCCGCTTTAATCATGTCTGTAAGCTCTAAAGCTCGCCCACCAACCTGCTTTGCCCACCTGGAATCCATAAACTCTACGGCGGCCTTGTCATAGTCCTGCTCGTCCATAGCCGCTATGGCGTTCTTAAATCCCCTAAAACGAGTTGCCCCAAGATTAAAAAAAATGTCCAAAATAGCGTCTCTACGAGCCCCTTCCAGGGTTCTAAACCAGACATACTCAGCACTAAGCTCTGCTTCACAACGATCTAAGTCGTTCTGTAACAGGAAATTAACCTCTTCTTCCGATAAACCAACCCCGTTTTCCGGGTCAATATTTCGCCCTATTCCAAGGGTCCAGTAACCGGCAGGACATTTATATGCCACGTGACGACCGTTGGTTTTAACCTCGCCCTCGTGGCGTTTAAGCATTTCAATCAGCTTTTCCATTATTTTTTACTGCTGGAACCGCCGTAGAAAAACGCCGCTGCGGTGCCCAAAATGCCCGACAACTGGCCTAAAACTAGGGATATGATGGTCTCATCATTCTGATCGTGCGGCATTATGGTTACCGCCATGACGTAAGTTCCATACAAGACTAAAGCCAACATGCTGAACGCTTTTGGTGTCCAATCTTGAGAAAACTTGGCTCGGGCGTCTTTTCTGTCTGCGACTTCCGTTTTAAAAGATTCCAGGTCAATCTCCATCGCCCGGATGCTTTGAGCAAAGTCTTTGTCTGCTTGTTTTAAAAGAGGTGCCTTTTCTGGCTCGCGCTCAATAAGGTCTTCAATTTCGTTGGCTGTCGCCGTATCAGGAAGACCTATCTTCTTGGCCGCCATCTTGACGGCCATACCGGCCATTGGACCGCCAGCGGCCTGAGCAATGGTGGGAGCTAATGATTTGAGTAAACCGCCTAGCTTCATTTAAACAACAAGACCAGTTGTATCAATAACCTTAGATCAGCTATCGCTTTTGTCGACGCTATCAGCGTCTTCCTCCGCGACAATCTCATCTATAGTATCGCATACATCTGGGACAACTACACCTGTTGTTGCAGATAAAGCACTTCGACCTACCGCTCTGACCCCTTTGTAAAACTGAGAGCAATAAAGTTCTTTGTTATCAATAACTTGCTGTACTGACGTGCAACTGCTCAAAAATACAAAAACGCACAAAACGGCATATCTCATCAAAACACTCCTTGAAAACGTTGTGGACGAATGGCAATCGGGCTGTAACCTTTCACGGCACCGCCGTTGCTCATCTTTTTTGGTTTGTTTTTTCCAGCACTGTTCAAAGCGATAGCCACCGCCTGTTTTTGCGGGTAGCCCTCGTCTTTGAGCTTGCCTATGTTAGAGCTAATGGTCTTCTGACTAGACCCACGCATTAAAGGCATGTGACCTCCTATGCGTTAGTAAACTCAGCACCACGCAGCGCAGCACCCATACCACGGCGCTTGCCCTTGGTAATCTTGGCTTTGGCGGTATTAGGGGTCTTTTCTTCCTTCATAGTAGCGTAAGGAATGCGGCCCTGGTCTTTGATATCCGCGTATGTGGTAGGTTTTGGTGGCTCTTGGATAGGTCCACCCATGATCTTAACAGCAGCCATTTCTAGCCCCCTTGGTTGTTTCTCTGGTTCAAGCGCATAATTTCGCGCTCCGTGGATGCTTGTATCTTCTTGTCCGTGGCCTCTTCCTGGCTCGCCAGACGCTGATCAAACTGTCTTGCTCTTTCTTGAAGCGTGGCCTGCTGGAGGTCAAGCTTACGCTGACCTTCTGCGATATCGGCTTGTGTAGCCTGCGCCTTGATATTTAGCTCTTCCTGCTTCAACGCGACTAATGGATCACCTCCTTCTCCGCCACCCATGATCTGCTGGCTCTGTTGACGCACCGCCTGCATATCTTGAGCGACCAACTGTGCAACAAGCTGTTCTACCTGCAACATCTGATCCTCAGTAAGCTGCTGACCGCCGCTCTGCTGTAGAATCTGAGCCGTAGCCTGCTCTCTGGCCTTCAGGCGTACATGCTCCAAAACATGCTTTTGAAGCGCCATAGCCATAGCAGGAGAACCCTGCACCACGCCAGACGCCATGAACGTCAAGTGCGCCAGCATGTGAGCATCGTGATCTTGCCCCTCAAACGCACGCATCTGCACGTTATCCAGGCTATCAATATGCTCCTGAGCGGGGTCTTTAGGCTGCGGCTCCTGGGCCTCTGGGGCCTTCAAGATGGTGTCTACGTCAGTTACGCCCAGAGCGTCGTACATTCTACGAAACGCCTCGTGCGTGTTGTGGAGCTGTGGAGCCTGCATAGCAAGCTGTAACTGAGACTGCGCCAAAGCAATCCGCTGCGCTTGGGAGAATATATTCGGATTGGAGACAGGAATGACGTCCACACGGTCATCAAAGTCCTGCGCCATCACACCCTGCTCACCACCGCTAACAGAATACGGGTATTCCTGCGGCAAGAAGTCGTGAATCACACGAGCCAGTAACTTGAACTCGTTCTTCATCGCATAGTGCAGGCGTTTATGCACCGCGCTCATCACACGAGTGCCCTGCTCCAGCATAGCGACAGTTGTGCCGACGGCCGCGTTCTGGTTGCCGTCACCCACCTTCATGTCTGTGATCGTGGCGAACCGACGCCCAGCGTCCACTACAAAACCCAACAGGTTAAATAGCGTGGGATCAGGGCCCTTAAACGGCAAAGGCATCAAGCTGTCCCGAATAGCGCCTCCCGGAGCGTCGACATCTCTAAATTCACCAGGCTGCAAAGGTTCGCTGTCTTCCTGTATACGCAGCCCACGAGCTTTAAAACCCGCTGGGAGGTTGGACAAGGTGCCCGCATCAATCAACTGACGCAATGCAGCCGTTGCCGTGCGAGAGAGCCCGCCAATCGTGTGAATTAGGCCCAGACCATAAAAGCCCAAGCCCGGAAGGAACTTGTAATGCACGAAATACTGAATCTTCGTGTTTGCGGGGTCATCCTCCGCATAATTACGTCTAACAGACAAAATCTGCCCATTTTCCTCACTAATAGTGACGATATACGGCAGTTTTATGCCCGTTTCCTCTCCAGATTCGTCCTTATCCTCAAACCCAGGTAAGTCCAAATCCACGTGGAATTCCAACAAAGTGCAGTCATAATCAACATAAGACGGGTGTACACCCTGTATCTTGTTGATCTGCTCAGTGACGTTGTCCAATGATTCTTGGGCCGGGGACACCGGGACGTCCAAATAGAACCCCGCAACCTGCTTCTTACGCAAATCGTTCGCGGTCATCGGAACCACGTGCGTAATAACCGGAGCAGTCTCTAAACTGTTCGTCTCATACGGAACTACCAAGTTCTCCGCCGGTACAAACGTACTTACCGCACGGCCCAGGGACTCATCGTAATAAACCTTCTTGAACGTCGAACCCGCCAGAGGCAAATAAAACAGCATCTGATCAAATTCTGGCGTGTACTCCTCCATCACGTTAGTGATGTAGTAGTTCATGAACTCCTTAACACGACGTGCCTGAGCTTCTTTCTCCTTGGTCGGGGCCCCTACAACCTGTGTCCTAACAGGACCACTCGGGGGCAACAACTCATTGAATGCTTGCGCCTGGAACTGCGTTGCAGCCTCGGCAAGCAAAGGATGCGTAACACCCGTCGCACCACGAAAAGGCTCTGACCGCTCTTCGTAGGTAAAACCCAGCATCTCCAAACCCTTGGAGTACGTGTCCTGCCAGTCCTTACGCGAGTCATTGTTTGCGTCATACTGCTCCATCAGGTCGCTGGACAAAGAGCCTAAATCGCCCATGTCCATGTCTTCTGCTAGGTTTCTATAAAAATCACCGTCATCTGAGCCGAGGTCCGCGGTCGGATCAAAGTCAACAATCGCCCCACCTTCCTCATCAATTTCTATCTCAATACCATCCGTATCCAAGCCAGACAGCCCATTAGGCGCGGCCAAATCCGCATCGTCCTCAATACGTGGCAACTCAGGATCGTCATTCATACGATCCATCAAAGAAACTACCGGGCGATCACCATTTGCCATAATTAACTTCGCCCCATGACCATGTTGATATTATTAAGAAGCGCCTTACTCATGTCGTCATTCACGGCCCCCATGATACCCGCCCTGTTCATCAGGTTGCGGTCCACGGCCGACGGGCCGCTGGTAGCTTCGCCACCCATGTTAAAACCGACACTCGCTAGATTAATGCCCAACTCCTGGGCTTTTTGGCGCGCATCAGCCTCCGACATGCCAAAAGAGGCTGCGGCGTCAGAAAGACTAAGGCCCTGCCTGCCCGCAAAATCCAGCATACGCATTGCCGCTTCTTGCTCTGTGTACGGCCCTTCGCCCACGGCGGCCGCCTGTGTGTTTAAACGCTGAATCTCTGCCTGTTGTTCTGCAAGCGTGGGAAACTCGCGTGTGGGCAGCGGTTGGGCTTGTTCAGTAATGTACTGTGTGCCATACGGACCCGTCCCGTAGCCAAACTCACCGACCGCCCCTAGCACTTCTTGGGTGCTAACCGGAGTAGTTATACCAAAACCGGGCTGTTCACCTATCACCGGATTTACCGCCGCGGCTATCTCTTCCGCCGTCATACCACCAACAGAAGATGCGTAATCACCGATCCGCTGCGCGGCAATGTCCTTAGTCTGGGACGTTCGGTAAATGTCTTGAATGATCTCTTCTCGCGTAGGCTGCTGTGGCGGAGGAGGCTGTGTAACCGGAGGAGGCTGTGTAACCGGAGGAGGCGTCACATCGGGGCTCTGCACTGCAACAACATTACCCGTAGCGTCAGTAGCAAACGTACCAGTAGTCGTGCCCGTGGCTCCAGTGGTTCCAATCACCTGGTCCGAGGTCAACGTGCCGCCAGGCGTCACAAACTGATCCCCCGTCGTGGTCAGAATAGTTCCTGTCGCGCTACCCGGAGGAAGACCCGCCGCAGCCGCTTGCTCGGCAGACAAACCTACCGTCGTGCCACCCAGGCCACTGCCCATTATATTAGCCCCAGTAGAGGGAAATACTGCTGTGATGTCCATCTCACCAGAAGGCTGCAAGTCCGCACGCCCCATAGTGACCCCGGTCGTGGGCTCGCCACTGGGCAAAACGCCCTTAGTAACCACCGGAACCGGGCGATTAAGAATCCTGTCGTAAAAGGTAAGAGCCGCGGGCCCCGCGACGTTATAAGCGGGAGTTTGAGTCAAATTCTGTATGTTGTACGGTAAACGAGCCTCTAGCTCCTCTGCCGTAAATGCCGCCGCACCTGGAACAACCGTGTCCGCCATAGTA